AGGTACTTCGCCTCTGGAATCTTTTGCATTAAGTTTTGACCGTGTTCCAAACTGTTTACTAAAATCAATACTTTAGCTGCTGGAGTTTTTGCTTTAACAGTCTCCACAATAGATGTGATCGCTTGGTTTCTGGTTCCGTTGTTAACAATGTAATTATCGTAAACTGCACGATAGTCCATATCAAGATGGTCATCAGCAGAAGTGTGTAGCGGTAGTATTTGAACATATGGCCTTGCCAGCATTCCCCTTTCGATTAAGGAAGATGTGTCTACTTCGGTTATAACAGGCCCCAACCCACCATGCAAGGTATATTTCGGAATTGCTTCGGTAGGTGGCGTTGCAGTAAATCCAATACGATATTTAGCTGTGGGGAAAGAACTGATTGCTTCAGATGTAAGTTTACCTTTAGAGAACTCATGGCATTCATCTACAATTAAAATATCTGGACGCTCGTGCGGAGTGCCAATTAAACGCTCTAGGCTGTAAACAGAACATAACATTATGTTACCGTATTCAAAGCCTTCTGAGAACGAAACTCCTACGGAAAATTCCTTTGTTTTGGTTAGTTCTACGCCTGCGGGGGACTTCTTGACCAAGAACTCGTATGTCTGGTTGATCAACTGTTTCTTGGTGAACAGACAGAGGATTTTTGCTTGTGGGCCGAACGCCTTGATGACCGAAGCCATGATTAGTGTCTTGCCAGAGCCTGTCGGAGATTTTATTACGCAACGCTTATTATCTAGAGCCTGACCAACAAGAGCCTCTTGGTAATCGTGAAGATCCCATCCATCAAAAGTATGATCCTGAAGTTTAATGTATGGTTCTATTGGTTCTTCGTAAATAAGTTCTGGCTCGCACTCTATTAGTTTTAGATCTGCCAAAACTAAATCCAATAGTCCTGTTTTAAACTCTCCCGTGCGCGGGTGTATGAAATATTTTTTACCGTCCCAATGTCCACGCTTGTATGCGTTTGAATAATTAGCTCCCGGAATCGAATGAGTATATCTATCTACGAGAGCTTTAAGTAGCCGTGGATTATCTGTTTCGATTCGAGAGGTTATATTTTTTATAAATATTTTCATTTTTTTGTCTATAATATATTTAAAGTATTAAAATACTATATATTATAGAAAAGAAAGACTAAAATAATGGATAATAATATACCTTTAGGTAAGCAGTTTAATTTAGATGATATTTTTGCCAATCTCCCAACGGAAGTAGAAACCGTTATAGAACTTCCGTCTAAGTGCAAGTTTTATAATTCAAAAAGTGTGACCATCAGACCAATGACCTTTGAAGATGAGAAGGCAATGGTTTTAGCTAGAAAAGATAAACAGGACACCATAAATGTTATACTTGCTAGATGCATCTCTGGGGTTGATGTTGGTGACCTGATTCTAATAGATAAACTTTATTTGATTTTAAAGCTAAGAGAAATTTCATATGGTGATAATTACAGTGTATCTGTAAACTGTGGTAAATGCACCTTTGAGAACAAATTAAACTTTAAACTGTCTGATTTGCCGATATCTTATTTTGATGATGCTATTCAGGAAATTCAAGAAATAACTTTACCAGTAACCAAAGTTAAAGTAAAGATACGCTACCCCAGAGTTAGTGATGAAAAGTACATAAATGACGATATTCGAGTTTTTGATAATCTATGGCGATTCGTAGTTGAAATCCAAGATTCAGACGATCCTGTGTTAATATCTAAGTTTTTAAAGGATCCTAGAGTTCCCTTGAAAGATATGCACACAATCACTAATGCAATTGGATTGTCAGAATACGGTGTTCAGACTAAGGTTAGGTACGATTGTGAGTCTTGTGGGCATGCTAATGTAATTAACCTACCTCTAGGTGCTGATTTTTTTACCGTGAGTTGATAGAAAATTTAGATCTAGAAACTCTAATTAATCATGCCTATATACTTATAAATAAAGTCGGTATGTCTTATTCGGATGTTAAGACTACGACTTTAAGAGAACGAATATTGTTCCTTCAAACTTATAATAATGAGATGGAGGAAATACAAAGAAGATCTAAGGTATAGTTATGCAAATAAATAATATTTCCGTGGTAGAAAGACATAACCGTCCGGGAGTTCTACAAAAAGTAGCCCTTAGATCTTTTTTTATTAACGATGGGCAGTATCAAGACCCTTACGAAATTAGCTCTGTTAGTATATTTAAACTAACGAGTAACACAAGCCCAAGCACGATATTAAACTCTGATAATCTCATAAGTAATACTTTAGCTAGTTCTGTAATTTTAATGAACTTTGCTAATTCCGCTACCCTAACAACAAACTCTGCATTTAATGCATCTAATTATAATCCACCTGCTGGAAACCTAAATGCTAGCGGTATTTATAAAGTAGCGGCAGGACAGTATGCCGTTGTTCTTGATGGAACTATCAATTTATCTGGAGTTTATGATGGTTCAGTAATAGCTAACCAAGCCAGTACCGTAACTAACTACATTGATGTGTGGACAGTAAAGATGGTGGCTGGCTCTGAGTACGCTGTATACATCAACGAATTTAAACTATATGATGACACATTCTACACAATTACAGAACCTTTACTTTTAGAAACAACAAACAAACTAAGAAACAAATATGTAAAACTAGGTTCTAAAGTAGATCTAACGATTTCTACAGAGTTCATGTTAGGCAATAAGACTATTGATTCCGCAGTAAAAAATATATTCCGAGACTCAGTTTTAGTCAATCCATCAATTCAGATTGTAAAACTAAACGACGATTACACTCTGCCTGCGCGGGTAACAGTTAGCTCATTCGCAAACACATCGGCAACAACAGAAGTCACCTCAGATAACACCATACTATTTAACTGGGACACAAATTCACTATACACACTACCCGCAGTACTAAACGGTACATTCGGTCCATTAACGGGTGCTTACCAAATACAGGTTAAATACAATGTTCTAAATCAAACAATTCTTAGTGATTATTTAAACTTGATAGTGAATTGATGTTATAAATTTCGTTCTGGATTTTGAACACCCGTGGGTCATACTCGTGGGTGTTCTCTTTTACATACTGTCTGAGGTTAATATTATCTACATGCATATCGTTCCAGTCCTTGTATTGCTTGTCTGGGAAACAATAGCTAATATCAAGGACTCTCTGACAGTTAATGGTTTGATGCAACCTGTTCAATCCACTGATCCCTGCTTCATCATTGTCGTACCCTACAATAATACGACCTTGGAAGCCTGCAAGCATTCTGGATTGAGTAGGACTGATTGAGCATCCTAGTGTTGCAGTTGCGTTTACGCCCTGTAGTTGTAGAGAAATTGCGTCAGTTGGACCCTCACAAATCACTACATACTTCTCCGATAGATCGAATGGGAAAAGGTAGCTCTTGCTCTTGAGGCCAAACTCTGATCCGGGATTTAGGTACTTAGGCTTTTGCCCGATGAGAGAACGAGCTTGGAAATAAACCAAATCATCGTTTCTCCAGAATGGGATGATCACGCGCCCGTGAAACCGTCCAGCAGTTGCAACAAAGAAAGGATACTTATCGTTAAGAATCTTTCTATCACTTAGGTACAAGTAAGCAGCAATCTCTAGTTCCGACTCTGGTTGCTTATCCTCTTTAATAGGTACAAAGTTCTTGATCTCTTCCTGTATAGAACTTGAGGGGGCTTCAATAGTTGATACTTGAACTGGCTGCTTGTACAGGCTACGGATCTGAATTTGATGAATAGCCTGCTTGTATGTGATCCCCTCTAGATAACTATAGAGGAAGTAGAAGTTACCCTTCTCGCCCTTACGGAAATCCTGCCATAATCCCGTTTCCAGATTGATAGAAAAGTGCTGCTTTCTATCTGTTGGGTCTACAGGGGAATTCATCATCAATTCCCTACCATTACTAGATAATTTAAATTTCCCCGAAAATTTGGTTGTCAGGTAGTCTTTAATGAAGTAGGAGATATCAATGTTCATAGGTGAGATTTCACACTCAAAGAGGGATACTTACAAGCAGTGCGGTTGGAAGTTTTATTTGAAGTACTATGAACGAATCCCTGAAAGCGGTGTCAATGCTGATGCCATGCAGTTCGGGTCTTACATCCATAAGATCTTCGAGTTGGGTGTTGCAGCTAAAACTCACGATGAGTTGGCTAAGATAGCTGAGGAACAACGCCCCAACTACACCTTTAATGATAGCTATGAGAAGAAGATTTCTGTGTGCCTTAAAAATTTTCTAAGGTTTAATGCTACCCTAGAAGAGACAGTAGGAACTGAATCAGATTTTAAGGTGGCCTTGCTAGAAGGTACAGAACAGAGGGTAGTTATCGACCGTATAATTAAATCTAAACAGGGTAACTACCTAATTATTGACTACAAGACAGGCGCGGACGAGAAATCTAAGTTAGAGTTATTTAATAACGATCAATTAAAAGCGTATACCTATGCTATACACAAGCATTACAACATCCCTGTCCAAAAGATTACTGCTGCTCACTACTACCCGCTAACCAATAACTTTGTTCATGTTAACTATCTTCCGGGACAGATTCACAAATATGTAAACGATGTCCAAAAAGATGTTTGGGATATTAGAAAGCGGAAGAAGTCCGACTTTGCTCCTAGCAGGAATCAATTCTGCAACTGGTGTGGGTACAAAGATAAGTGCCCAGAGTTCTATAGCGCAGAAGATGTTAAGTGTCGTATAGACGAAGCTAAGAAAAAGACTAAGACTTAATCAGGGGATCGTATATTTCGATCTCTATTGCTTTAAAAAAATTATCTACTTGATCAGGGGAATATTTACATCTCTTGGTAAGATAGGTATATAAAGTAGTCCTCTTTATTGGTTTTTGGCAGTCCATACTTTCTAAAATTTTAAGTTGGAATAATTTTATAAAGGCAGAACTAAATCTATGTCTCCACTTTTCTTCAAATTTAGGAGATAGAGTAAAATTAATCAAATCTAAAAAGTCTACTATATTTTCGTCTATATTATCATTCATGAACTCATCATATGAATAAAAATTCTAATTTTAGGTATGAATCCGATAATTTTTTAAAAAAAATTAATCATGAGTCTCCTCAATTTGTTAGTTTAATCCCAAAGAGCACAGGATTCATTTCCCCGGGGGATATTCTTAGGTTTACCTATAATTCAGAATTAGTTAATGTTTTAGTGGTTAGAACAAAAAATGGGAATGGTATGTTTTTTAGTTCTAGGAATAATCCTTTGCTAACCTGTTTTAAACTAGATGACAGTCC